TGGATATGTTTTTAGAGATTTCAAAGAGTTTAGGATTGGATCCTTGCAGTCGTTTAAAATTAGATTATTTTAGAGACAGTAATGATAATGAAGATGATGAAATAGCTAAATTATTAAAAATGAACTGATGAAACAAAGCATTTATGAGTTTATTACATTTATAATAGTGCTTGGCATTATTGATGTCTCGTTATCTATACCTTTTTACTATCTCTGGAATTGGCTATTTGTTAAATTCTTTAATTTCAATTATATAGACTTATTTGAAAGCATGGGCTTTATTGCCTTGCTTATTATGCTTAGATTTTTAATGATAGATGCGAGGGTAAATAAATGAAATTTATAGAGGATGTTGTTTCGGGGCGATTACACATTGGCAACTATGCAAGGTTGGCAGTTGAAAGACATTTAAAAGATTTACAGGTTAACGATTGGGAGTACTATTATTCAGAGGAGAAGGCAACCAGGGCTTTCTCCTTTATTTCTGCATTGCGCCACACCAAGGGCGAGTTTGCCGGGCAGCGATTTAACATCCAGCCTTTTCAAGAGTTTTTTATTAAGGTATTATTTGGATGGCAGAAAAAGACTGGCGGCAGACGATTTCGCAAGGCTTACCTTGAGATTGCAAGGAAGAACGGTAAGACAGAATTAGCAGCTGCTATTGCGGTTTATTGTTTTCTTCTTGACAATGAAACTGGAGCGGAAGTGTATACGGCTGCAACTACGAGAGATCAGGCAAGGATAGCATTTGATACGGCAAAGGTATTTTTAAAGAATTTAAAGAATGATTCTAAGACATTTAACAAGCTAGTTAATGTATTAAAGTATAATTGTAATGTACCTACCACAAATACAAAGTTTGAATCAGTAAGTGCCGATGCTGACACCTTAGATGGTTTAAATCCACATTGTGCTATAATTGACGAATACCACGCTCATAAAACAAGCGATGTTTTGGAGGTTATGGAAACTGGTATGGGATCAAGAACTCAGCCATTACTATTAATTACTACGACGGCAGGATTTAATAGAGAAAGTCCATGTTATATGTATAGAAAAGTAATGATTGATATTTTGGAAAAAAGAAAGATTGATGAATCTGTTTTTCCGCTTCTTTTTTGCTTGGATGAAGGCGATGATTGGCAGGATAAAAAGAATTGGACAAAGAGCAATCCAAATCTTGGTGTAACTCCATACATGGACTACATGGATAACCAATACCAAAAGGCATTAAACGAAGGAGCGGCAAAACAGATACAATTCATGACAAAAAATTTAAACGTATGGACATCTACATCCTCCGTTTGGATTTCTCAAAGCTACATTGATGCAACAAGGTTATTTATTGACGATGCTACGCTTTATAATAAGAAATGCTTTGCCGGATTAGACCTTGCCTCAACGCGTGACATTTGCGCACTTGTACTTTGTTTTCCAATGCAAGAAGGATTATCTAAGCCACATATAAAAAGTTATTATTTTTGTCCTGAAGACAATGTGAGGGAGCGATCTCTTAGTGATGGTGTACCTTATTTGCAATGGCAGCAAGATGGCCATTTGATTATGACAGATGGTAACGTAACGGATTACGATTACATTAAAAACAAAGTCATTGAGATAACGGCTAAGTACAAAATAGAATGTATTTGTTTTGACAGATGGAATGCCTCTCAGCTTGTTATTCAGCTAACAAACGATGGCGCAAACATGAAACCATTCGGACAAGGTTTTATTTCTATGTCTGCACCAACCAAAGAAGTAGAAAAGTTGTTTTTATCTCATGAAATTACGCACGATGGAAACCCAGTATTAGAATGGATGATGAGCAATGTTATTTTGCGACTTGATCCTGCTGGAAATATAAAGATAGATAAGGCAAAAAGCACAGAGAAAGTAGATGGAGCGGTAGCAATGGTAATGGCATACGCTCAAATAATGCAAGGAGATAGACCAACCATATACGAAAGTAAAGAAAGAGAAAGTGGTTTATTAATGCTATAAAATGTACCTAATTAAAATAAAAACCTTTTAATTATGGAGAATTTAATGAGAAAACATGAGTACGCTCAACAGGTTAGACAAATTAATTCAACATCCGGATATTTTCATAGGTTTTATGAATTGTCTGGAGAATGTCGGACACATCAAGAGGCATGGCAAAAATTAGAGGAGGAAAGAGAGGAGTTAGGGCTTGATGAAAAATACACAACGTATAATAGTTTCCGAAAAGCAAAAAGTAATTATATGGAAATGAAATTTGTGTAGTCTGTTACTCAAAGTTGAAAAGTTTATACTAATCTGGTTTATATTTGCCGCATGGGTCTATTTAATACCATGCGGTCTTTTTTTTCTACTACTCGCGCCAGTATAGAAAATCCAAGTACACCAATTAACGGTGATACATTAGGCGCTTTATTTCAGCGTAGTTCTGCCGCTGGTGTAGCGGTGGATGAATATTCTATTATAGGTCTTCCTGCCTTTTACCGTGCTACTCAAATACTTGGAGGTGTTATTGCTTCTTTGCCTTTTGACATTATAGAGAAAGGTACAGATGGTAGTTTGCGAATAGCTAAAGAACATCCAAATTATAAAATAGTTAGCCGTGAGCCATCTCAATTTTATACGGCTCACACGTTTTATAAAACAATGGTTCTGCACTATTTAAGCCATGGTGTATTTTACGCAGCTATAACAAGAAATGCAAATAGCCAAAGGATTACAAGTCTGTTAATACTGGATCCTGTGCAAATGGAAAGCTATTACAATACCAGAGGTGAATTATTGTTTAGAAACAAGAAGACAAATAAGAAAGGTAATGTTACTGCATTAAGAGAAGGCAAGGCTTATAAAGAAGCAATGAGAGGCTTTGAGCCGTCTAATGTCAGAGAACTTATTATGCAGGTATTTGCAGGTCGTCCGGCACTAAAAACAGAATCATTCTTACGTGAAATCACAAAGAATCCAAGTGAGGCGGAGATAATGAAATGGGCGCACGATAAGAACGGGATGGGCATGGATGAGTTGTCTATTCAGATTTCAGAAATATGGAACGATAGCCATGGCGGAGATATAAGCACAAGGGATATTCGGAATGAAATAATTGACGTATTGGGCAGTTATAAGAGCCGTAATGATATGCGGTCAGACCTAATTAAAGCCAATGAAGAGCAGCAGTTTATTGCAGAAAATGGAACCACTAAAGAAGAATTAAGGAGAGCAGAGCAATATGCGGAAGCCGATGAGTTGGCTGAAACTGTTACGAAAGAAAAGGTTGACGAAGAAGTTGCCGATTCTATTGACGAAAGCGTTGACCAATTAACCGATAAAGAAGCGCAGGATGAGGTTGATAAATTAATTGCTAAATTCACCGATGATAAAGGAAATATAGATTGGGATGCTTTACACAAAGAGGATTCTACATTCAATACCGATATTCTTTCAATGCCGGAAAAGGCGCAAGAACTTCTAACACAGAAAATAAATGAAAGCAGAGGAACTAAAAAAGATGCCACCAAAGAAAGCATTGAGCCTGATACTGAAAGTAAGGGCGGGACTAACATTGAAGCAGGCAAAAGCAGGGAAGTCGCTCAAAAAGAATTAGCACTCAAAAAGCAGGAATTAGCTGAAGCCGAAAGCGATTACAACAAAGCTAACAAGGCACTCACATCAGACTTAGCGAGTAAGCAAAGCGTTATGTTTGGAGGTAAAGAACAGAAAATGTTCGATGATACCGCAGACATGAAAACGCGCGTTGATGCGCTAAAGAAAAAGGTAGCTCGTTTACAGGGGGAAGTTGACATTTTGCAGAATTTGGTAGATGAAAATTTGCCAGGTCAGCAGAAGATGGCTTTGAAGGGCGACCTGCAAAAAGCCAAAGACGCAGTTGCCGAAGCAAAGAAAAAATCAAGCGACACTAAATCTGATGGCGATAAGTTAGGTGTAAGAAATGATCCGTTTGAACAAGCCAAAAGAGAAGCAGAAGCAGACAGAGAATTATTTGATGCCTATGTTGACTTAGCTAAGGAATACGTAAAGTATGGCGTAAAGACTGTTGAGGACTTTGCAAAGCAGTTAGGTGAAGAAGTGACTGACGTAATAAAAAGAGCGTGGGAAAGTGCTAATGGCGATATTATTCCGAATGATTTAGGCGATGGAGTTAAAAAGACTATCGTAACCAAAAGAGCATACGAAGGCGAATTTAGAGAAGGTGTAAAAAAAGAATTGGAAAAGATTGGGCTAACAAGAGAAATTGAAAGTCAGGCAGAAGCAAAAGCAAAGGCTATTCAGTTCGTTGATTCAGTTGGTGAGGAAACCGCATTGGAGGCAGTAAGGAATAATGATGTATCGGACGCTTCCGGCGCTTACGTATGGAATGAACTCATCGAAAGGAACGAAAAGAAAATACTAACCGAGAAGAACCCTGAACGAATAGCCGAATTAGAAGCTGAACAGGCGCGTTTGATTGAAGAATTTGGAGTAAAGGCTACATCGGGCGGTAGATTCGCTGCGGCATTGGGTGACATTTACGAAAAGTCGGACCTTGGATATAATCTCCAAAAGAAAATATCGGAATACAAGGAGCAGAACGGAGGCGTAATTCCCGAAGAAGTTGAAGCGAGATTCAGAGAATACGATAAGCAACTCAAGGACATAAAAACAAGGCTTGCAGAAGCAGAACAAAGGGCAAAAGAGGCGGAAGAGAAAACTGCCATGGCAAACATTGAGGAAGAAGTTGCAAGAGATAAAAAGAAATCACGACCTGTAATATACGGTAAAAAGCGAATAGCGAAAGGATTAGACGACCTGGCAAGTGCTTTGGGTGCTAAGTTAAGTGTTGCCGGTGACGAGGCTGTAAAGATTACTGATGCGTTATCGGAGATAGGCAGAGGGTTAATTGAAGAAGGCGTTGCTACTACTGAAAATGTTTGGGAGAAAGTAAAAGAGTATGTGGCTGATAAATTTGGCGATAAGCTAAAGGACATTGACCGATACGAAAGCGATGTGAAGGTAAAGATAGCTGACGAAAAGACTACCGGCACAATTAAGATTTCCAAAAATCTAATCAAGGAGTTAGTCGCAAGTGGTATCAATAACATTGACGACCTGACTGCCGCAGTAAAAGACCGTGTAAAGGACGAATACCCAAAAGCTACTGACCGAGAGATACGCGATGCGATAACCGGATATGGTAAAACTACTAATCTTAATCAGGACGACATTGCCGTTCAAATGAGAAAGATTAACAGAGCCGGAAAAATAATCTCATCACTTGAGGACATTGCAAAAAAGAAACGTCCTTTAAAAAGTGGCGCACAGAGGGATAAATTAGACGTTGAAGAACGTGCTATGCGTAAGCAATTACGGGAGGCTATGAAAGGACTTCCTTTAGACGAAGGCGCATTGGAGGAGCAGTTAAGGACGCAACTGGACGCATCAAAGCAAAGGGTTCTGAATCAGATTGAGGACTTAGAAAGAGAACTAAACAACGGAGAATTAGTTCCTAAAGACGCAAGAACCGTAAAAGAAGACGCTGAATTAAAGTCCCTGAAAGAAAAACGCGATGCACTCAAAAAGGAACATGACGCTATTTTTAAGGACGAATCGTTTAAGGAAGCGCGAAGATTAGAGTTGACCAAGAAAGCCAATGAGCGCAGGCTTGAAGAGTTAAAAAAGAAACTGAAAGAAGGCGACTTTAGCAAGAAAACAAGAAAGCCTTTAATAGCAGATGATGAGCTAATTAAGCTGAAGGCCGAAAAGTTAAGGATACAGGAACAATACGATGTTGAGTTTTATAAGAACAAATTAGCCAACAGAACAAAGGCGGAAAAAGTAAAGGATTCTGTTTGGGAATTGTGGTCATTGCCAAGAGCATTGATGGCTACCGGTGAGTGGTCATTCGTAGGGGTTCAAGGTTTGAAACTTTCATTATCGCATCCGCAATATGCGGCACAGGCATTTAAAAATGCTTGGAACTCCATGTTGAGTGAAAACAATACCGCGAAATTCCTTAACGGTATCAAATCGCAAGAATGGTACCCTACCCTCAAAAACTCAAAACTATCCTTAACCGAACCACACGCGGAAGTAACGGCAAGGGAAGAAACATTCAACAGTAGTTGGAGTAATCTTGTTTGGAATCTGATAGGATACCCGACAAAATATGTTAGCGATTCGGCTTATGAAAAGTGGATTGCAGCAAACCCTATGAAGGCACTTGAAAGGGCTTCGGTAGGTTATCTTGACACCATGCGAGTTCTGCGGTTTTTGGACGGTATGGAAACGCTACGTGAGCAGGGAAAGACTTTTGAGAACAGTCCACAGGATTATAAGGACGTAGCCGACATGGTTAATACGCTTACAGGTAGAGCGTCTTTAGGTCCGGCTGAACAAATTGCCGAACCGCTATCCAAACTATTCTTCTCTCCAAGAAACTGGGCTTCTGCTTTTAAAACAGGAACACCTTACGCGTTTTATCATTTCGGGAAAATGACACCTACTGCTAGAAAGATGGCACTTGCCGACTTTTCTAAATACTTAGGACTAACTACTTCAGGAATGATGTTAGCGGCAGTTGGATTAAATAATGACGATGATCCGAAAACAGGCGTAGAAATGGACCCGCGCAGCACCGACTTTATGAAGATTAGATTAGGTAAAAAGCGGGTTGACCCTTGGGGCGGTATGCAACAACAAATGGTATTCAGCGCAAGGATAATGGCAGATTTAATTGCTGACGCTACCCCACAGTATTCAGAGGGCGGATACAAGGACTACAAAGGAGATATATTGCGCCTTGGAGAAAGTCATAAAGCGCCAACTAAGCAGGAATTGGCATTAAGAGTTGTCGTAAATAAACTTGGACCTTCTGCTGCTTTATTCAATAAATACATGAGTTCAAGAATCGGGAAGGACGACATTCGGATTGACCAATACGGTAAGCCGGTAAGCCTTAAATCTGTAATGGCAGAATCTTCACACCCTATATTTTGGGGAACGGTTGCTGACCTTTACAATGACGACAAGAGTGCCTTAAACGGATTGCTTGCGTTCTATTCATTCTTTGGTGGTGGTGTAAATATTCAAGAGGACAAGGGCGGCATAGAAGCGATTATGTTAGAGCGTAAAATGCCAACAGTAAAGCGAACCGCAGAGGAAAAGTATATGGCGAAGCAAAAGACTATTCAAACCGAAGAAGGGCTTAAAAAGAAAGCCGAAGAACTTGGTATCGAATATGTTCCGCCTAAGTCAATGCAGAATAAAGGCAAATCTGCTTGGAAACATTTTTAGTTTTAAATAGTCTATTATTATTACTTTTGCCATATCTACGCATCTACCGTTTAATTATTCTTACAATAACACAAGATGGGAGTTTCATCAACTAACGCAGAAGCAACAAGAACAGTCACCGGTAAATCCAGTATTCCTGTTTACGAAACACTTTCGGGAACTTTAACAACGTCAACCATTACCGATGTTTTGGAATATACAGGAGCATTAACTGCGCAAGATGTTTTTGGACCTGACTTGCAGAAGGGAGCAGTAGAAAATAATCTCTATGTTTACGAGAATACTTCTACTCATGGAAGTGTAAGAAAAATTAAAGCGGTTTATACGCCTGATAGTGGCGCTACCTGGTCAATCTTAATCGAATCAGCATTTGATACACCTTTAGCTGCTGAAGATTTGAAAATAGTTACTGCTAATTTACAGTCCTATTCTTTATTTAATGCCGGTGATGCCGATGGATATTACGATGGCAATGTTTTTATTTCAGGTGCAAGCCTTACAAGAACTGAAAACACCAATCGCAGACAGGCTACAAGAAACAGAGAAGCAAAAGCTATTGACGCAACAGGAACTTCATTCTTGATTGAGGAGGATAAGTAAATGACTTGCCCGAAAATATGCTACGGGTCTAAGAAACTTGCAAAGAAGTTTATGAAGCTATACAACAAAACTGCAAAGCTCGGATTGACTGACGTTTACTTTTGCACTATTTGTAGTATGTATCATACAACTTCATTGCCTAAAGAAAAGAATCGGGAGTATAATAGCAGGAAATCTAACTAAACATACCCAACTCCTTATAAAGTCTGTTTTCGGCAATTTTTATGTATTCAGGGTTAAGTTCTATACCTATAAAATTTCGGTTTAACTTTCGTGATACCAACGCAGTTGTTCCGGCACCGCTAAATGGGTCTAAAACAATACCATTTTCAGGGCATCCGGCTTTGATGCAGTCAACAATCAATTCTTCGGGGAAAGTTGCAAAATGCGCGTCTTGGTAAGGCTTTGTATTTACAGTCCACACAGACCGTTTATTTGCTTTTTCGTATTGATTTGTTTTTAGCCCTTTCATCTTTGTTCTGCCGGGTGTGTTGTTTAATTTAGTGGTGTCCCTATCTCTATTTGAGTTATCAAAAGTTTTGCAATCTTCTTTAATTGATAATTGGTCATAATAATACTTTGCCGATTTGCTCATAAGAAAAATATACTCATGCGCTTTAGTGCAGCGGTCGGTAACACTCTCCGGCATTGGGTTAGGTTTATGCCAAATAATATCCTGCCTAAGATACCATCCATTTGAACGCAATGCAAAGGCGCACATCCAAGGAACTCCTATTAAATCTTTGCTTTTTAGCCCTTCGCCAGTTCGATTAACTACAATTTCTCTTTCATTTCCAAATCCTGCCCGACCATTATTTGATGCCCTACTATTGTTCCCAGCATAACTATCCCCCATATTAAACCAAAGCGTCCCTTCTGGTTTTAATACTCTTTTTACCTGATTAAATACATCCATTAGAGATGATACAAATTGCTCTGGTGTTTCCTCTAATCCTATTTGCCCATCGCAACCGTAATCTCGCAAACCGTAATAAGGCGGTGAAGTAATACAGCAGTCAATAGAGTTATCCGGTAAAGTCTTTAGCACATCTAAGCTATTGCCTTGATAAATTACGTTTTTATTCATGTGGTTTGTTTTTTAATAATACTTCCTCCCATACTTCTTCCGGTTATAATTCCTTACCTTTTCAATAGTTCGATAAACAGACATTTCGCACATACCAAATTTATAACCAAGACTACGAACAGATTCTCCAAGTAAACTACGTTGCGTTATTTCAATTTCTTCTCTTGTAGGAAACTGATTAAACTGTTTTGAGTTGATATATACGCCTGTTGACTTAGCTTCCTTTTGCTTGCGTCTGTCTTGGTAGTTTGGCATGGGTTAAAAACCTGAATTATAATCCGTAAATTTCTGAATTTCTCCGTTGAAAGAACATAGTATCTTCCCTGTTTCACCGTTACGATACTTGGCTATTATCAATTCGCACAACCCCCTTTCAGCACTATCATTGTAATATTCTTCTCTGAACGGGAAAATTATCATATCGGCATCCTGTTCAATAGCCCCTGATTCGCGTAAATCCGATAGCATTGGCCTCTTATCCGACCTTGCCTCAACTGCTCTACTTAACTGGCTTAACGCTATTACAGGAATGTTCAACTCTTTTGCCAACTGCTTCAATCTACGGGATATTTCGCTTATCTCCTGCTCCCTGTTACCGTTTTTCTTTCCTGTGCCGGATACAAGTTGCAAATAGTCAATGTAGAGTATCTCTATGCCATGCTTCAGTTTCCATTGCTTTGCTATCCCTATGATTTCGCTAATACTTAAACCTCCCTTGTCGCAAAGGTAAATAGGCATATCCATCATTCGTAAAGTAGCATTATCAACTCTTTGCCATTCCTGATGCGTCATTCCGCCTTTACGCACCTGTTTTAAGTTGATTTGTGATTCGTTAGACAACATTCTATCAATAATCTGCGCACTTGACATTTCAAGCGATAAAAACCCAACATGAACATTTCTGCTTGCCTGGTCTTTCATAAAGTCAATAATTAAGGCAGTTTTACCCATGGCAGGTCGGGCGGCAATAATTATCAAATCGGTATTTTGGAACCCCATTGTATGCCGGTCAAGCGAATCAAGCTGTGTGGTAACTCCTGTTTTGTAGGTTTTACTATCTCCCGCTTCTTTTAGTTCATGCACCCGATTAGCAACCATATCGTGAAATGTAGCGGTGTTTAGTCGGTTAATCTCTGAATTTATGGAATCAATCTGTGTTACGAACTTTGAAAATTCTTCAAAGAAGTCGGTGCTATTGTCATACATCGCTTTAGTAATCTCTGCTCCAATAGAAATCAATTTACGTTTAAGGTAAAGTTCCTTGACAACGTAGCAATAGGCTTCAATGTTCGCTGCCGATCCGATGCCTGAATTGTTTGAAATCTGAACGATGTAATAAGCGCCACCAACTTCGTCTAATTTACCTTTCGACTTCAAGTGTTCCGAAACCGTAAGCAGGTCAATAGGCTCATTTTTCTGATAGAGTTCAACCATGGCGGAATAAACCAACTGATTTGCGTTCACATAGAAGCAATCTGGGCTTATTATCGCATTAGCCTTCCATATTGATTCGCCTTCCAAAATAATGGCTGAAATGATGGCTTCCTCAAGTTCTCGCGCCTGTGGTGGAAGTTTACCATAGCCTAAATCAGAATCAGTTCTTCTAATCAGCGATTTTTTAACTATTTCAATTTCATTCATTATTCTAAGGTTTTGTAGGTTTTGGTAGGTTGGTTATTTTGTGCTGATTCATTTTTCTGAACATACTTGCCTTCTAGAACTTTCATGTAGTTGGTGTCGTTTTTAATCAGGAAGTCAAAATTAAACCACGATGATTCTAAAGCATATTTCTGTTCGGATGCCTTTTTTAGTATTTCGGTAAAGTCAAAATTAGGCTCACCGGTTCTTACTTTGATTTGTTTTTTGCGAGTTTCGGTATCTGCCTGAACTTTTGATGTCCCGTATTTTTCGCAGAACAGATTCCACATATCTATATACGGGGCAATGAATTTTGGCTTATGTGTTTTTATGAACTCTGATATTAATTTACCTGTCTTTTCAATTTTAGCGTAATCATCGGCTGTGCCGATAAGAGATTGTATTCCACTTACAGTATCCTTTACAGTTACACTATCATTATCAGCGAGTTTTGCGATTGGGTGCGATGGCAAACTGTCGGGGTGCGAGGCTTTGCGACCTTTTGCGATAACACTTGCATCGTGTATAGATAGCTGATTATCAATCACCTTTTCATATAGGTCAGGTTCATATCGCTTCAAATTACCTAAAATTCCGCTTTCGCTCTTTTTAAGAACCTCCTTTTCCCACTTGACTAAATCTCGCTTTAATTGTTGCTTAATCGGCTCAAAAGATATTTCAATAATAATGTCGCTGGCAACTGGATTCTGGTCATTAACATACATGAGGATATGCTTAAATAGTTGACCGGCTTTGTCGTCAGGAAGTTTTGATACTGTGTGAATCAGGTCGGCATAAAGCACAAACCCGCTTTTATTTTCTGCCATAAAAAAAATACCCGAAGCAAACACAAAGGCGACCCAACAGAGCCAAGGATGGCAATGTGGCAATGTGAATGTTCGGGATATTTTTAAATAAGTTCATAATTGGGTCGCGGGGTAAAAATAAAAATCTTTTCTAAATGCTCGGTAAAATTATTTTAGACCGCAAACCTAATTCTATTTTTCAAAACTGCAAGTTATAGTGAAAAAATAAATTTATAAGAAATATTTTTGCGGTGCTATTGTTTATTTGAAACTAAGAGTTATATTTGCGTTCTAAAGTTCTTTGAAGATTTGTTGATGTGGCGAAAAGTATAAACAAAACTTAGTGTTTTCTTGTGGGCTAAGATTTCCTACTGTTTAGAATAGACGCTCGGCTACTTAAATGGAATTTGCCGATTAGTTAATCTCCAGTTGTATTAAAGCTAATGTGTAGGTAATACAGGCGTTCTTTCAGACGGCAAATCTGAAAGTATCTTCCTTAAATCCTGCCATCAACAATCTTCATCTTTTAGATGTTCTTTATTTAAGGGGGTGCATGGAATTGATTGCAAAATTGAAGCATCGTGTTTAGGTGTCGAATGTCAATACTCGACTAATAAATTATTGTCACAGTTTTAAATGGCAAGGTAATACCTATGCCTGTTCCTTCGGAGCGTAATAGCTTTGAGCAGAACGGAGTGAGATTAGCTGCGTAAGCGGTTCTTGGCAACAGAATATCTCAAAAAGGTTTCCGTGTTCGTAAATGCGGTGGTGGATTCGCTTACCTAACGGTCAGCCCCATTCTTTTGTCGGAAAGTAGTAAGATGAACTAACCGAACAAACCTATAACAAGCACGATGAATAACTTTGCAAGACGGGAGTTCGAATCTCCCCACCTCCACTATTATTTTAAACAAAAACAACAAACATGAGCCAAATCGTAAACATTGACCCTAAAGAGTATGGGTTAGAAGAAAGTAAAGCAGAGCAGATTGCGAACCAATTTAAGCCTATGCTTGACAAAATGGTTGAACTTGAAAAAGAGTTTAACGAAATTGTCGTATTGCCTATTGAATCACCAACTACTTCGGCAAGAGCAAAAGAACTTCGCTTGAAGTATGTAAAGGTAAGAACCGGCACTGCGGAGATTCACAAAGCGCAAAAAGCGTTCTATCTTGCAGGTGGTAGATTTATTGACGGTTGGAAAAACGCACAACTGTTCGCATCGCAGGGTATAGAGGAGAAACTGGATGCTATTGAAAAGTATGCGGAGAATTTAGAGAAAGAGCGAAAGTTGAAGTTGAAGTCCGAAAGAGAAGCCGAACTTTCAAAATACTGCGATAATGTTCAGATGTTTCCATTAGGCGACATGGAGCAACTTGCGTATGAGCAATTACTGAACGGTCAGATATTAGCGCACGAAGCAAAGATTGAAGCCGAAAGAAAAGCGGAGGAACAAAGGATTGCAATTGAGAAAGCAGAAGCGTTAAAGGACGAAAGAAAAGTTATTCTTTTAGAGTTGGGTGCAAAGATAAACGATGGCAAGGTTGAGTTAGTCTGCGAAGATTTCCCTGACGCTACAAATGTGCTACCCGTTTCGGCATTGGGTGACTTTGACGAAAAGACTTGGAGTAATTATTTAGAGGAATATAAATCAACTGCATCAGAAAACGCAAAACATCGTGAGCGTATCCGGTTAGAAAACATCGAACTTAAAAAGAAGCAGGAAGAGCAGGATAAACTTTTAGCAGAAGAACGCGCCAAAGCAGAGGCTAAAGAGAAAGCTGCCGAAGCAGAAGCCAAAAGAATTGCCGATGAAACAGTAAAGCGTGAAGCAGAGGTAAAAGCCAAAGCGGATGCCGAGCAAAAAAGGATGCAGGAGGAGGCGCAAAAGAAAATCGCAGAAGAAAGAAAGGAGCGTGAACGAGTGGAGGCTGAATTAAAAGCAAAGCAGGAAGAAGAAGCCCGTATTAAAGCAGAAGAAGCCGAGCGTGAACAGGCGGAACTTGCAAAGGGTGACGCTGATAAGATTAGCGACCTGCAAGCGGAATTGGAGGCTTTGAAAACAAAGTTCCATTTCAAGTCTGCTAAGAACAAAAAGACCTATGCAGAAGTAGGCACGTTATTAGACAAAATTATTAATCACATAATCTCAAAACAATAAACATGAGTAACTTAGCAATCAGCGAAAAATTTCAAACATTATCTGCGGAGTTAAACACTACCGTAATGAGTGTAATCAATTCCGAAGCAGTATCGGGATTTGAAAAAGCCTATACCGTGGCTACGGCAATAGGAAAATTAAATGAAGCACTAACCCCTGAATACATGAAGCCGATTTTGGCTTTGCAGGGCAACAGATTAGGCTTTAAAACCGATAAGGACAAAGACGGAGGCTACGATGCCGTAACCGTAAAAAGATGCCTTATTGAAGCCGTATTGATGGGACTTCAACCTTACGGAAACGAGTTCAATATCATTGCCGGTAACGCATACGCCACCAAAGAAGGACTTGGTTCTGTGCTGAAAAACTTCAAAGGACTTTCGTATGAGATTATACCTGGCGTTCCAAACATGAAGGCTTCGGATGGTAATGCGGAGGTTATTATGAATATTAACTGGATGCTGAACGGAGCAGAACAGAAGCGCGAAATCAAATTCGTAATCAAGGTAAACGCCTATATGGGTGCCGATGCTGTAATAGGCAAAGCAACGCGTAAGGCAAGAAAATGGCTTCACGATACCATTAGCGGGTTTGAAATACCTGAAGGCGATGTTGCGGATATTAAGCCCGATGCGCCACAGCCTATTCTTTTGGAGGACTTACAACTTCTTTATGACATGAAGAAAGATGCTCTTACAGATGCCGAAAGAAAAGGTGCTGAAACCGTTTTGAATAACAAACGGGAGAAGGATTACACAAGATTGCAAACTCTCCTTAAATCGAAATAGGCATGAAAGTAGAGATAGAACTAATTGAAGGCGAATCAACCGAAACTAAGTGGAGTGGATGGAAGGTAACATTTGGCGATAAATATTCCGATGGACTTGGCTATGACGAAATGCTTGGGCTTGTTGCCGCGATTACTATGCCCGTAGAAAGACCTGCGATTAGCTGGCTGAAAACAGCAGAGCAACATCAGGCATGGAGAGATAGGATAAGTATAAAGCAAGGCGCAATAGATGTAGAATTTCAAGAACCATTAATTTAAACAGCATGAGTGTAATAACCAACGAAAAGCGAATAGGCAACTTTACGAGTAGCGAGATAGTTTCTTTAATGGGTGTAGCGAAAAGAGAAATGACGCAAGCCGAACTTGATGCTCGTCCAAAAAAAGGAGTAGGTAGTTCAGCTAAGTTAATTGAGGATACAAACGGAGTTTCGTCTTCGGCATTAGAGTATGTGTCGGATAAAAATATGGAAAGAAGGCTAGGCAGGTCACTTGATAATGAAGAAACAGCAAGAAATCTTTCATGGGGTAAACTTTGCGAACAGTATGTTTCCCAAAACCCCGACCTACTTAGCCTTGAATACCGGATAAACCTTTCAGACACATCAGTTCACCCAGAGATTGATTTTTGGGTAGGTAGCGAAGACGCTGTTACGGACGATGCGGCCTGCGATATTAAAAGTCCAAGAACGCTGAAATCTTTCTGTCAGTTAGTAGATTGCGTTTATGTGCATAATTTAAGCGGGATGGAGGCTATGAACCATATACGCAAAAATCACAAAGACGGGGATAAATACTACTGGCAGATTGTTTCTAACGCTATTATCCATGGCAAAGCGTTTGGCGAACTGATTGTTTTTGTGCCGTATCAATCGCAATTACAGGAACTAAGAGAACTGGCGAATAATTGGGATGGCGCGGATCAATTTAAATATATGTGGGTTTACAATGCAAGTGACGCGGAGTTGCCTTATTTGAAAGATGGAGGACTTTACGGAAACATCACGATTATCAGATTTGAGATTCCGAAGGAGGATATTGAATTTCTGACTATGAAAGTGAAGGCTGCGGGGACTTTATTGATTCCGAGAAGTGAACAGATTACGGTAACTGAATAAACAAACAATGGCACCACAGGAGCAAATCAGACAGGAGATAATTAAAGCGCGAAAGAAGTCGGGACTAACACAATTACAGTTGGCGAATAAAATGGGGTGCAATAAAATGTATATCTACTACCTGGAAAAAGGAACAAGAGTTCCGTCATTTCAGTTTTTAATTAAACTCGCGCAGGAAACAGGCAAAATAATAAACATCAGGATAGCATGAAAAAACTAATACTCTTTTTACTGTTGCCGGCAATGTCGTTTGGGCAAATGGATACTACAAAGTTTTATCTTAGCACCGATACGACAAAGAAGTTTTCAATTTCAGAACTTTCGGAGTTCAGTATCATTAACATGGATACGTCAGCAGGCAACGAGGTAATTGTTTGGGCGGATTCCACTTTTGAGGTCAGGGGAGATACTATGGAGGCGATTAAAATGCTTTGGCATAAAATGGTAGATTACATGCGCGATGCAGAAATAATCCAGTTAAACTATACTGACTTGGTAATTGACTACAAGCAACATTTACGCGAGGATAAGAGAAGATTTGATTCTATTTTAAAGCAACTAAAAGCCACAAAATGATTAACTGGATATTAAACGCGCTTACTGTATTAGAAGCAATTCTACAAACTGGATGGGAAAATGATGCAGAAAAACTTGAAAGGAGAAAAAAGTTTGTTGAGGGAGGATTGCATGATGATTCTAAAAAAACATGGCAGTATAAAATGTGGATGCAAATTTATGACAGAAGAATTAAGCAACTAAAAGCACCGAAATGAAAACAGAACTAAAACTATTCGCAGTATTCGCACTAATTACTTTTTACGCATACTCCTGCAAAACTAAAGACCGGTATTACGTTACTGAAGACGGATGGCACATGCACTACAATGTTCCGATTGACAGTAATTTGCGGTAGTTGTTAAAACAAAGCCAATCTTTTTTACGTAGATATTCAAAATAGTTCTATTTTTGGTGAGCAAAATCATCAAAACAGGCACTAAATTGACCAATCTATGAAAAAACTACTGTTTCTATTCCTCATAATTTCACAATACTCGATTGCGCAGATAGTCGGCAGTTGCACTACTTGCCCTCCAAGTGGCGTAGGCAATACTGGAAAAGTTCTAACCTCTAATGGCTCTAAAAAACCTGTATATGCAACAGTTTCGGCACAGACACTAAGGGGGGTTAATGGGATTACTATTGGCGGAGATTCTGTTAATTTAGGCGGTCACTTAAATAAAAATACCACCATTTATGTTGATTCTTTTGAGCAAAAAATAACCGATACCTTAAACAACTCAACAATAACTTATGGTATATATGAAAGCACAGCTCCAGGTGGCACAAGGGGTTTTAATATAGAATCAACAGATGATAGCATTAAATTCGGTTATTATAATAGAGAAAATATTGGTTCAGACAAAGAGCAGAATAATGTAGGTGTAAGGAATATGAATACACAAGAACGCGCAGTTAGTGGTGTTTTCCATTCAATAGATGGTGATTTTGTGGCTTTTTCTCAGTATGTGTATCCATATAGCGCAGTATCTAATACAGTATATAATAACAGCGGTGGATTTAGTTTCGACTTTGGGGATAGTTCACTTTCGCGTTCATTTGTTATCAGCAAAAATGAAAGCCCCCTATTTAGCGTTAGCGAGGATGGAGTAATTAATATACCCACAGGAGCGAGTAATGGCAAGGTGTTAACATCGGATGCGAACGGTAAAGCTACATGGCAAACGGCAGGTAGTGGAACTTTTGTTGATTCAATCTTTCAGGATGGCGACAGTATTAAATACACATTAGGAAGTGAAGAATATGCGTTCTATAATTTACCAACAGGCGGAGGCGGTTCGATTGACACAAACGGCTTTTGGAATATACGCGGAAATTCCGGCACTACATCGGCTAACTTTATCGGCACCACAGACGGTCAGCCTATTCACATGCGTTCCGATTCTGCTATTTACGGAGTAACCGAAACCGCTTTTTTTGAGTTTGGCAAAAACATATACGCAAACCTTGATTCAACTTTATTTCCAAGTGGGTTTCGTGTTTTAACTCAACCAACGCCCGGAGTTTATGGCGGCATGTGGGTGGTAAACCAAACCGTTGATGGCGAATTATTCCCGTATGTTTTAACGGCCAGCCATGACAGTATTCGAGGAATTGACACCAGAACCGAAGCCGGAGCCGGACAATATGAAATTGAAGTCTTTGTGCCCAGCGAAACCGATTCAGGGTCTTTCGATGTTGGTAATGCAAAAGTAACCGCATACGGATTTAATGCAGGGCCATACCAAAAAATATCTTGGTTCGATGTAAACTGGCAGGCAGGTTATTTTTACCTGGGTAGTAAATTTGACCATCAAACAACACTTTATGGCGATACATCCACTAGAAAATTGAGTGCTGTAAGTGATAGTGGTTTCGTGTTTAAGAATATAGTCAACCCAGCCGATTTAGGCGAAAGCGATTCACTAACTGTAAAGCTAAACGGGCTGGCCTATATTTCAACCAATTTGCCCGCCATTCAGTTTGGTAACGCAATTACCTATTACAGTGCCGACAGCGCCACCATTTACGCCACCACACCCGCAGCGGGGACTACCTACTATTGCAGTAATTGTTCTGGAAGTGGAGTTACTGGGAGAATTGTAAGTTATATTGGTTCACTTTGGAGAAGATTAAGGTTTGACTAAATGAAATCAGTAGTAAATAAACTAACAGGAAACAGTGCGCTTATGACGTATGCCGCTACTGCGGTGGTAGGGTTTCTTAGTTGGTTATTTGTTATGGTTCAAACGGATGCAAATTTAAAAGCAGAAAATAAATTCAGGTATGCAAACGATTCTTTGCGCGTTAGGATTATGGAGCTTCATATTGACTGCCCCCGATGAGTGTTATTGCAAGCACAGTAACAAGATTTACCGAAAGGTGAATAATGTGGCCGTGGATAGCATTGATGTGCGTCATAAGCTACTTGAATTGAAGTGCCTTAGAAACAGCGAGGATAGAAGTAAAGAAATTCTACGTATCTACACTATCATAGAAACAAAACCATGTAACGATGGAAAATAAAACAGGCTTCTTTGAGGAAGCGCCAGGTAGTAAAAGCCACATGCGATTAATGAGCTTTTTGTTGCTCATGTTCTTTATTTCGTATCATCTGCCGTTTGGGATAGCTAATGCAAAGGCGGTCCAAGCGGGGGTATCGGTAGCAACACTAAGCGATAATCAGTTATGGTTTGACCTGATGGTGTTGGTGTTTGTTTTCATACCAAAAGCGGCTCAAAAAATTATTGAGTTGAAGTTTGGCAAAGTAGAACAAGCGAAGCCATGATAAGAAATGCCCTTGATTTATATTCGATAGTTGCCGCTTGTCTTATCTCAACCGGAACTATACTAGGGACTTCGTGGTGGCTGATTAAAATAGCCTTATCTGTATCAAATAAACTTGATTCCCTCCCTCTCTTGCAGGCAAAAGTTGACAAGATAATCAAGGAACAGGATGAACAGGGATTGATAGTGAGATATTCGGCTACGGAAACCCTACTTGATAAAACAAAGGAACTTGAAAGGGAGTTGGATATAAGTAGGGAAAAACTAAGCGTTACCAAAGAACTGCTACACCAACCTCTTTATGAGTGTGACGCAAACGGGAATCTATGTTTTGCCAATGAAGCCTTAATTGATTTGATAGGGGCTAAAAATGTCGGTTCTCTTTTGGGGCGCGGGTGGATGAATTATATCGAAGAACCTTACAGAACGCATATTGAAGATGATTACAACAGGGATATAAAGTATAACAAGTCATACAAGTATCGCTATCCTATATCATCTGAAACAAAGCGTTTCTATATTGACAATGTAGGGAAGGTTTACAGGGATTTGACTGGAGAGATTCAATTTATCTTGGGGACTATCAGAATAGCAGCATAATTGTTATTTTTACCCCATGACAACCGAAGAGCAAAACATAATTGACGCGATTAAGAGTGGCGAAATTGTAGAAGCAATCGAACCTGTTTACAACGACCTCAAAAAAGAAACGCAGGACTTTATTTGCAAAAACCTTTTAGAAGAATGAAACAAATAGCACTACTCCTAATCGTA